TCGCCCGCGCCGTTGCGGTTGAAGAACGAGATGGCCGAGCCGAGCGGGTATGGCACCGTGGCGTTGGACGCCAGCGTGATGTTCAGGGCCGCCGGATCGCTCGACGGGTGGATGATCGACTTGCCGGCGTCGCCCGCCACGGTGGTGTAGCTCCCGGTGCGTTCGGTGCCGGGGATCGCTCGATACCCCACTTCGCTAAGGTCGAGCCCGCCGCCCTGGAGCACGACGCGGCCCACCGGCACATTGAACGACACCACGGGCTCCCGCCCTGCGCTCACCTGAATCGGCAGCACGCCCGTGATCGACAGGATGGCTCCCACGTCCGGCGTGGGGATTTCGAGCAGCACGGTCGCTTCCACGTCCTGCCCGTCCTGGAGAACGCGGATGATCTCGTTGATGCGCAGCGCCAGCACGTCGGGCGAGACCGTGCCGTTCAGTTGCGGGATGCGCTGCCCGCGACGCCCCGTGATGATCTCGAGGGTTTCCCGGATCGGGCGCATAACCGGGATCAGCGCGTCGGGCCAGCCGGTGAGCGTCGGGATCGACGGCTTCTTGATGAACCGGGTGATGCGACTCTCGGCCATGTCAGCCCGCGCCCTCGCGGGCCAGCGCGTTCAGGTTGTTGGCCAGGACGATGGCGCGTGCGGTCACGTTGGTGATGACGCGCACCGACCAATTGTCGCGGCGGTTGTTCATGGCATCGACCCGGAACGCGCGGTCGTTGGTCACGCGCTTGTAGAACACGAGCCGCTGATCCTGGTACAGGTAGAAGCCGCACTCCTCGTAGTTGATGAGCGGCAGCACGTTCAGGCGAACGCCCGCGAAGGGCAGGAACCCGAAGGGCACGACGCCCACTTCGCCCCCTTTCCATCCGAAATCGCTGGCGCTGATTGCCTCGTTTGCCGCCGCGACCTCGTCGTATTGCGCCTGGAGGGCGGCGATCTCCTCTTCCGTCTGGGTGAGGTCGATGTCAAGCTTCGCGGCACCCCAGGTCTCCGGGCGGGCTTCCACGAACTCCTTGCTCTGCCAGTCCAACTGCATGCGCGTGCCCGCGTCCCACTCCCGCACGGAATTGTCCAGCAGGACGTAGAGCTTGCCGTTGCGCCGGTCGGACTGGAGCCCGGCCGTCTGGACGGTCGAGCCGAACAGGGGCGACTGATCGGTCGGGTCGAGGATCATGATTTCCCGTACCGCAGACCCCGGCCGCTGGTACGAGGCAACGTAGCGGCCATCGTAGTTCGCGGCGAAGATGCTGAACGGGTTGATCCCGCGCTCGTCGTCGATCCATTCCCGCTTGGTGAAGAGATTCTTCGTGATGACGTACGCGCCGCCCGGGCCCTGGATCGCAATGCCCTCGTGCGTCGGCCACGCCACGCCCACGGGCAATGAAACCGTCCCGCGCTTCGACAGGCACGGGTAGTGAACCTGCGCACCTTCGAACGTGATGGCCGACGGGTCGATGCCGGTCGCCACGTAGTGGGCGCCCTCCGTGGTCATCACGATGGTCTGTCCCAGGTGCCCCAGGCTCACGCCCTGATAGTTCGCGAACTTGCGGTAAGACGGCGGCCAGGCGTGCGGCAACCCCGCCTCGGACAGGCACAGGCGGGTGCCGCTGATGCCGGCCAGCGACCCATTCGGCAGCGCGATCAGGCACTTCATGTCCGCGGGAGGCTGCTCCCATTCGATCGACAGCAGGCGATCCCCGGGCAGGCCTTCGACGGTGGCCACGGAGTCTACGTAGCTCGTGGTGGCCAGCGACACGTCGGCCACCTTGAAGAAGTCCTCGCCGCCGGCCGTGCGGTAGATCCGTTTCAGCATGCCGGTGACGTTGTGCGGGGCTTCGCGCGTCCATGTGCCCGTCGCCGGGAACTCGTTGTCCGGGTCGGACACGCGGAAGCTCGTGGCGTTGACGACCTGCGTGATGCGGTACCGGTTGCTCGAGGCGATCACGTACTCCTCGGCACGAAGGTGCCGGGTGCTCGTGGTGGTGATGGTCGAGACGCCCGCCGCGTGGGTCTTGCCGGTGATCGTGTTCGAATTGTTGAGGCTCGTCTGCGGCACGTTGATGGTCCACGAACCATCGGGTTTGCCGGTGGCGGTCACTGGCAGGGACGGCGGGCCCTCCTCTTCCTGGATGGAACCGTCGGACTTCTGCGTCACCGCGACGAACGTGTAGACGTACACGCGCGTCTCGTCGAGTTCGGCGGAACCACCGCCGATCGTGGGGATCGTCGGCACTTCTTCCGGGCGCACGATCCCGAGCACGAATGCGGTGTTCGGGTACCGGTTGTCGGCGAACGCCGTTGCCATGGCGAGGGAGGTCTTCCGGGGTTCGCCCGCGCCCGTGTAGTAGACGAACTGGTCCACGTCGTTGTCGATCAACGCGCGCACGGCGTCCACGTCCTCGGACCACGCCAGGAAGATGTCGGCGCCGTTGGCGTCAGTCAGGCGGTGCAGCGATTGCAGGGTGCCCGGCTTGTTCGAGAAGTAGACCGTCTTGGGCTCGCGGAGCGGAACAAGCTCGCCCGACGTGATGACGGCGTTCAGGGCGATCTGCGCCTGATCGTTTCGCAGCAGGCGCCGCCCGGTGCGGGGCGACAGGCCGCCGCCGAAGGACCGCAGGCTACGCACCGCCATCGGAACCTCCGTCGGAAAGTGCCGGCGCGGTCTGCGTGCCGAGCCGGGCTACGGCGCGGTTCATGTTGACCGCGATGCTCGTCAGACCGTTGACGATCTCGTTGCGACAGGCGCCGATTTCCGCCGCCGGCCGGTTCGAGGCCTTGATGACTTCGGTCAGGAATCGAGGCATTGCCTGCCACCCGCACATGCGTTCGATGCGGGATTCGCCCGTCTGCACGTTCTCGGCGGTCCATTCCCACCACGCCGGGCAGGACGGTCCGCGCTCCGGGTCGCTGTTCCTCGGGCACTGCGCGCAGCGGAAGGCGTGCGTGTGGTTCATCAGCCGGCCGCCCTCGTGCAGATGATGACGTCCGTGTAGGCGGGGCGCCAGGAGTTGCCGATGGTCAGCCCGTGCGAGTGCGCCTCTCCTCCGCCGGCCGACCCAGTAGTGGTCGTGCCCGCCGGCCCGATGTTGTAGCCCTGAAACGACCCGCCGCTGAAATACGGCGTCGTCGATTGCATGAAGTTGTCACTGTGAGTGTGCGCAGGGAGCTGGTCGATGGTCAGGGCATGGCCGTTTACGGAGATCCCTGAAATCGTCCACGAACCGCCGTTGACGGCTCCCGTCGTATCCGACACCCGCAACACCCGGTCATTGACCGACGTGTCCAGCGTCCAGCCCGTCGGCGCCGCGGCCTGGTGGAACACGGTCCTAGTGCCGACGTCCATGCGCGGGCGCTGCGCCATCAGGGCGCTCAGGGCGGCCACGTCCACCTCGAGCGCGTTGATGTCCACCTCGGCCGTATCCAGTCGGGTGTCGAGCGCATTGAGGTCGGCCCGGAAATCCGCGAACGCGCCAGCGTTGGGCGAGAGCACGACGAGGTCGGACGTGCTCCAGGTGTTCGCCGTGGTGCCGTCGAACGCGCGGGTTTCGACGGTCAAGACGTCGCCGGAACGGCCGGAGCAGCGCACGCACTCGATGGCGGAGTAGTCGGCTTTCACCAGCGTCACCACGAACCAGTTTCCGGCCGTGGGCTGCGGGAACCGCACGCCGAATCCGACCTGAAGCGTGATGTTGGCGATTGCGGACGTGGTCGTAATCGGGGCGCCCAGGCGGCAGCTCGCCCCGTTCGTGAAAATCTGATTAGCCATCGACGGCGGTCTCCTTGGCGGGCTTGGGCGGGCGCGGCTTGTCGTCCTTGCGCGCCGACGACAGGGACGTGCCAAGCCAGAAACCGAGCACGAAGATGACGGCGGCGTCGAGCATGCCGGCCATCCGCATCACCAGATCGCGATTGCCCTCCGGAATTTCGATGCTGCTTAACACGACGGTCTGCATGTGCCACCACATGAACATCACGGCGCACGAGATTCCAAGCTGCGCCAGCAGTCGCAAGAATTCCATCAGGTTCTCCTCGGGGCGGGCATGGGAAGGGGGTCGAGGCCGATCTGCTGGCACCACGCGCGCACGTCGAACGACGGACACTGCTTGACCCACTCGTGCGGCTCGACGATGCCGTCGCCGTCCCGGTCGGGCGACAGATCGCGATGCCCGCAGATCACGGCGTTCTGGTAGCTCGTGCGCAGGTTGCGAAGCAGGGTTTCGAGCCCCTGGAACTGCGCGGCGTGGAAGTTGTTGACCGCGCGCCCGTTGGCGTCGGCGCCGCCGACCATGCAGATCCCGAGAGAGCGGCGGTTATAGGCCGGACCCACGTGCGCGCCCATCACCGTCAGCGGGCGGCCTACCTGCCACGATCCGTCGGTGAGCACCACGAAGTGATAGCCGATGTCCTTCCAGCCTTGTTTCCGGTGCCAGCCCTCAATGGTCGATGCGGTGATCGTTGGGCTCGCCGCGGTGGCCGAGCAGTGGACGACGAGGTACTCGACACGCGCCATGGCGGTGCTCATGAGAATGCCTCCAGGAATGCCACGATCTGCAGCGCCGCGCCCGCCAGCATCAGCAGGACGTGTGCGACGGTGTCGGCGGTGGCCGGTTTCACTTTGAGTACACGCGCTCTTCCAGACGGGCAATGCGCTCGTTCTGGTTGTTCTCGATGCGCTCCATCAGGTCGCGAATCTCGCGCAGCAGCGGCGCGAGGTCGGTCTTGCGGGTGTACTCGCGTTCCGTGTTGAGCAGGATTTCGCTCTTGTCCTGCTCCTGCTTGATGGCGAGCGCACTGATCTGCTTGGCCATCTCGTGGTGCCGGGTCCACAGCACGTGGAGCCACCACCCCAGGGCAGAACTGGCCAGCCCCCAACCCCACCGCGCAATCGGTTCCCAGTCCATGACGCTACCTCCCAAAGACGACGCTGATTTCATCCTCGGACGAGTACTCGCCCGCGGAGTTGAGGCGGCCTGACGCCAAGGTCACGCCGGTTTCGAACTCGTCTTTGTGGAACAGGGCGAGTTGAGGGTCGCTGTATGGCTTCTTGGGAATGCGCATCAGCTCGTACTTGGCGCCGGATGCGATGTAGCTACGCCAGTCCGCGTAGTACGCATCCGGGAACACGGTGGCGTCGATTTTCGGCGCCTGGATGGCAAGCACCTGAAGCCCGCCGTCGATTTCGACCGTAGGCGTCGGGAACAGCGTCACGACGTTGTCGAGTTCCCAGTAGTAGTGCACCGGTCGCGGCCCGGCCTGGGTGACGAAGTTCGGGTAGGACCGGATGAGTTCCGGGCGGGAGCGCTTGTAGATGCGCGTGCCGGTGATCCACACCTGAACCACGCCGACAATGCTCGTCTCGTCGAGGGGTTCGACCGGCACGAGCGGGTAGTCCCGTTGACCGATCACGATGTCGATGTCGGTGAAAGCGGGGTGAAGCCAGATCCCGGTGCGCCGGAAGAACTCGCGCGCTTTCTCCCGGACCTTGTCGAGCGCGAGGGCGCGCGGGCAGCCGGGGACGTCGGGCAGGACCTCGTCGAGAAGAGCGGTCATGTCCATCAGGCCAGGGCCTCCTTGAACAGCGCATAGAAGGCCGAGGCGGCGCCCTGCACGGCGTACTCGTCGTCCTTGAAGTGCGCCCGCGCCGACACGTAATCCTCGATGGCGTGCTCCAGAAACGGGTCGAGCGGGAACGCGTCGCCTACTACAAGCGTGTCGAGCACGGTCACGTCGATGCCGTAGTAGAGGTCTGGGCGGCGGTACTGAAGCAGGCGCAGACCATGCACTAGGTGCGCGAACAGTTCCGTGTCCTGCCATGTGATTTCGTCGGCGTCGTTCAGACGGTGCTGTCGAGCTCGGTCGATGATCTGCTGGTTCGTGCTCATCAGATCAGCCTCCCGTCCTCATCGAACTCCAGCGGCGGCGCGGCCTCGCCCTCGCCTTCCGGCTTGGAAAGCTCTGGCGCGGGCGTGTCGTGGATCTCGGGCCGAACGTTGAACGGAATGTCCTGCGGGTGCCGCGGATCGCGCTCGTCGCGGGCCACGAGGAGCCCGGGGTGTTGGCCGTCGCGCACCAACTCGGAAAGCGGGACGCGACGGCCGGAGCGCTGGCATTCGCCGTAACCGTACTTGTGAGAGCTACGCATCGGGTTACGGCCACATGGCGACGATGCCGGTGGCACCCGTGCCCGTTTCCCAGATCCGCTGAACCTGGATCTCAAGCACGGCGCCGGCCGGCAGGTTCGCGAAGTTCACGAACTGCCCCGGCTGCTGTCGGGCGAACGTGACACGCATGGTGCCGCCCGTGCCCACATAGACGCGGTTGGTGACGTTGGCGAGGTCGGCCGTGTCGCTTGGAGTGACAGGAGCCCCGCCCGACGAAGAGACGGTGGAATCGCAAGATGCGTGACGGCCGCTCATGGCGAGTTACCTCCTTAGCCGACGAAGTGAGGAACGCCCTTCGAGCCCGTTTCCGAGCCGTCGACCGTGACCATGTAGACGACGAACTCGGTCGTCCCGTTGGCTGCGGTGTTGGGGTCGTAGGTGCCGCGAGGGTCGCCGGTGGTGGCGGTGGCGGGAGCCGTGGTATCGCCAGCAACAACGGTTGCCGACGCAAGATCGGCGGTGTCGTTAGCGTAGGCGGCCAGGATGTCGCGCCGGCCGCGGATGCGCCACGGCAGACCGAAGATGTCGGACGTGCCGATGGTCGCGCCGGTGACGGCCGCGTTAAAGGTCACGGAGATTACGCGCGCCGCGGCTTTCCGACCGGCGAACGAAGTTCCGGAAGCGCTTCGCTCGACGAACACCTGACCGTACTGGTCGACGGCGGTGACCGTGCAGATGGCCGTACCGGTCCAGGCGCCCACAAGCGCGCGAGGAACGTCCAGCGTGCCGGCAGTGGCGCCGTTGAGCAGTGCCGGGACGCCAGAAGCGACGGACTGCGACAGGCACACGGCATTGGCTGCGGCGGCGACCGGAGTAAATGCGTGACGGATGACGGGGGTGAAATCGATGCCACGACCCCGCAGGGTCTTTGCGTCGCCGAAAGCGAGCGCGATGGCGTGAGAAAGGACGTGACGGCGTGCAGACATGGTGACTTGCCTCCAGACGGCTGTTCTGACAGCCGCCCGCTCAGTTCAGGCGGGCGTCAGAGGAACGGGGAAAGAGAAAAGGCCCGACCGATTGGCCGAGCCTTTCTCAGATGGGCACTGCGGAACTACGTGGATCAGTTCGCGCCGGAGCAGCCGAATGCGCCGCGCCAGTCGGTGAACCCGAACGAGTAGCGCTCGCGCGCCTTGTAGCGGAGGTTGCCGGACTCGAAGTCGCCTTCCATGCCGCGCATCATGGCCACGCGAACGAAGTGCTTGAGCCCGTCGTTCACGTCGGTCTTGATGTGCCACGAGTTCGCATCCGTGAGGCGGCGATTGACCGCTACGTCGGAGAGCTCACCCATGGCGCGGATGGCGTTCGGGTCGTTGTCGGGCGTGCCCGGGCGACCGGTGGAGCGCAGCAGGCGGTGCGCGGTGAAACGCAGCGCGGGCGGCACGATGAGGCGCACGGCGCCCATAGACACCGGAATGCCCTGGTCGTCGACGCAGTTGGACATGAGGGTAAGCATGTCCTCGAGGGCCGCCTCGCTCAGATCCGCCTGGGTGGCCAGCGTGTTGGCCGCCGTGTCGCCGTTGAACAGAGGATGCGCGGTGCTGTAAAGCGCCACGCCATCGCCGCCGGCATACTGCCCGGCAGTGAAACCGAAGTTCAGGACATTGGCGCCCTTGATCTCCTTGGTATGCACGAAGCTCCGGGCCAGGGCCTTGGAGTACTTCGCGCCCATGCGCATGTAGAGGTTGTCCTCCTGCGCTTCCTCGGTGATGGCGAACGCGAGGGCCACGGTGTCGTGGACGTAGCGGGCGGTCCAGCCTTCCCCGCCCACCGCGTAGTCGACGCCCTTGCCTTCGGCCTTGACCTTGGCGCCGGGCAGGCCGACCACCAGCTGGTCCTCTTCCCAGGCCTTGTCGGACTGGTCGAGGTCGAAGATCGAGCGCCACTCTTCCGGGTAACGCTTGTACTCCAGGCCGAACACGGTATTGAGGCCCCGGTTCAGTTGCTTCTTGATGAGTGCGCGATTCATGGCAGACATGGTGTGTGCGCTCCCTTAGATGCCTACTGCGCTGCGCAGCAGGTGTTCGTTGATGAGGCACTCCACGCGAGCAAACGCGCCCGGATCCGAATTCTCGGCAAGCCGAAGAATCCGAACTTGAGCGGTAGCCGCAGCCGCGCTGGACATATTGATGGAGTGACGCGACAGACCCGAAACGGCGTCGCCTGCGGTGGCCGTGATGTCGGCGTTGTTGCCGTTGTTGGTCAGGGCCCAGGTGTTCGCCTGAACTTCGTAGATGACGTGCGGATCGTCGATGACGAGGGCCTCCACGTCGGCGGCGCCGAGCGTGGCGGATCCTGCAGCAAAGCGCCGCTCGAAACGAACGTCACCGGTTGCGTCCTTGTAGTTGCAACCACGGAACACGCCGATGATGTTGGTGTCGCCTGCGGCGGCGACGTCGATGTAGCCCGTGTCGAGCAGCTTCACGAGGTCGCCGTAGTGGATCGCGTTGGCCGAAGCCGAAGCGATGGGGTACTTGTTCTCACGGATAGCGCCCCCGGAGAGATGCCGGATGGGGACGAAACCGCGCGGTGCGTTGGCGTTCGGCATGGCCGAATCTCCTTACACGACGAAAAAAAACCCGCTGGAGCGGGTTCTTTTCAGGTTTCCGATGTGGCATCGGGCTTGACCGGAGGTCGTCGCCCAGTGCCGTACTTGACGCGCGACGTCATGTCGACATCGATTGGCATCGCAGCGTGTTCGATCTTTTCGAGTTCCCCGGTGATCGCCCGTGTCTGGTGTTGCGTGCGCCTGAGCAGCGCGGCTCTGTGCTGGTTACCGATAGCAATGGGTCGCTCGCACAGGATTGCGTCCCGAGTGCCGATCACTCCGGCGAAGTCGCCGTGCTTGATGGAGGGCGCTGCGACACCTTCGTCGACGGTGTCCAGCCTGCGCGGGCGGAATCCGAAATGGAGTTGCCGCTGCAGGTTGGAGAAGTCGTCTTCGTTCAGGATGGACACGCGCACCCATCTTTGCTCGTATCCCGGACGAGCCGGCGGTGCCTTCAGGTTCTCCACCTGAAAGAACTGCGCTTCGTCCATGCCGTCGAACGCCCCACTGCGCAGCAAGGACGAGGAATCGGTCCCGTCCTGCATGCGCTCGTCGTGATCCCCCCGCTCGCGCGAGAGGTCTTGTTCCATGTGTTGTGCTGCCGAGTTCGCCTTAGGCATTGGAATCTCCGTTGAGGTAAGCCTTCATGTGCGTCGGGTTCTTCGGGTCAAGGCCGAAGGCCCGCATTTCTCGCTTGAGCTGGGGCGTGACCACCACGCGCCGCTTGCCACTCGGGCCACGCTCGGGGCGTCGCTCGATGGTCGTTCGCGGTGCGGGCGGCTTCGCCTCGCGAGGCACCTTGATGTGCTTCGGGAGTTCCTTGTCGAGCCGTTCGTAGAACTCGGGGGTCTCGTCGTTCAGACCTTCGGCGACGAGCTTCTTGGCCACTGCCATCGTTGCGGCGTGCTGCACTTCGTGCTCTGGTTTTACGAACCAGGCATTGCGCTTGAGCCACGCGGCATAGGCCGGAGAGGGTCCGGCGTTTTCGGGCTTCGAATCCTTGCCCGCCGCCAAGTTTTCTTTTTCCGTGGCAAGGCGGGTGAGCTTGGCGAGGGCTTCGGCCTCCTTGCGGACATCCGCGTCGCTGCGGGCGTCCTCGAGTTCCTCGACCGCCGCGTCGTACTCGCCGTCGATCTTGGCAGCGCGATCCGCGCGGCGGCGCTCCTCGAGTTCCGCCTGGACCGCCGCGAGTTGCGCCCGCGCCTCTTCCTTGAGGCGGCGTTCACGCTCGATGCGCTTGCGCACGGACTTGGAGTAGTCGGAAAGGTCGTCCTCCTCCTCGCCCTTCTTGGCGGCAACGGCTTCCTCTTCCTCTTCTTCGGCGTACTCGTCGGGGTCGCCTTCTCCGGCGTCCTCGTCGTCGCCCTGCTCGCCTTCCTCCTCGTCGTCCGAGAAGTCGAGCTTCAGCGCGTCGTCGTCGGTAGCGTCCTCGTCGTCCATGAACGTGAGTTCGCCGCGTTCTTTTTCCTCCTGCTCGCCGTCATCACCGGCAAGCAGGTCTTCGTCGATTCGAATCCTGGGCATGGCCGTCTCCGCTTACAGGTGGACCCGAAGGTCTTCGGGGTTGGAGACGGTCATCAGCAGTTCCTTGTCGTTCACGATCAGGAACCGGAAGCCCTTGTAGATCATCGGCTGTCCAGCGTAGCGGCCGTACACCACCCAGTCGCCGACCTTCGGGACGTTCTTCATGTCCTTGAACAGGTCGGACTTGTAGGCGAGTTCGCCGATGGCCACCACCTGGCCAACGTGCTGCACCAGCTGCTCGTTGTGGCGGGCCACGTCAGCGATCAGGATTCCGCTTTCGGTCTTGCGACGCGGCCGGCGGGGCGCCACGAGGATCCGCCACAGCAGCGGGTTCGGGACGTCGTCCGGCATGGGTGCGTCGTACTCGTTGCTCCACTCCGAGGCGGAGTTGTCGAACACATCATCATCAGGGGTCATCTTCGTCGTGCTCCAGCATCTGGCGACAGGCCTCGTCCATGACGAGGAGGGCGATTTTCAGTCCCGTAATCTCTCCAACGAGCTTCCGGTACTGCTCGTGCGTGCTGGCCGCGCCATCGGTCAGCGACACTGTTCGGGTCTCGATCTGTTCCGCGAGGCGGGCCCGAACCCGCTCGCGGTAGTCGCGCAGTTCCCTCACGTCACGGCTTGAGTTCGGCCAGACGCTCCGTGATGCGGTGCTCGATGTACTCGCGCACGCCAGGGTCGATGCCTGCCCACCGATCGGGCGTGGGCGCAAGGCTCACGTCTCCGGCCTCGTTCCAGGTTGCGGCACTGGGCGCCGGGTCCTGTGTGTCGTCGCTGGCGGCAGCGGCATCCGCGGCGGGCGCTGCATCCGTGCCGGTTTCGTAGGTTTCGGAGGTTTCCGTCTGCGCATCCGCGGAAACTGTCGCGTTCGTGTTCACGTCGTCCTGTTCGTCCATGGGTCAATCCTCGTCGTCGTCTTCCAAGAGAAGCAGCGCAACGAGCACAGCCTGCAGGCGCTCGTCGATCTGCGGCGTGGTGCCCCGCGCCCCCCGCTTTCCAGTGATCCCTTGACGGCCAACTGACCCAGGGTTGGCCACCCGGGCTGCAACGGGATTCGCAAGATCACTGGTTCGCGGGGAGTCGCGAAGGCTCGTTTGGGCGCGACCGATCTGGTCGGC